GCATATTTAATGGCAACAGCGCCAAAGACAACCGCGCAGGAGCGCAAGGAAATGGAAGAGGATTGGTGGGAATGATACAGGAAAGAATTGATGCGCTGCGTAGGCGCGAAGATGTGTGTTGGGAAATGTCGGATGTTTTCCTGCATGCCAAGGACGCGCACGGCCTCCACGACATGGGTGTTGAGATCCAAGGGCTGCAATGGGCCATCCGCGAACTGGAGCATCTATTGTGCAAATAAAAGCAGTCGGCGCGCTGATGCAGGCAGGCGGTTTCACCTTCAAGGAAGCTGCCGTGATCATCACAAAGTTGGAAGACCAAGGGCTGGCCATCTACAAAAAGAAGACGCCAAAACTAACCCGCGCCACCATCCATAAGCCATCGTAATGTTGGCGGAGGTAAGCAAAATCTACTTCCGCCAAATGGCGGAGGTAAGCATAAATATACTTCCGCTTACTTCCGCTTTCCAAGGATTCTCTAGGCGGAGGTAGGCGGAGGTAAGTGGCGGAGGTAAATTGGCGGAGGTAAACCAAAGCAACGTGCATTTACTTCCGCCTTTCCAGCTTTCTCTAGGCGGAGGTAGGCGGAAGTAACTTTGGCGGAAGTACCCTGATACTAAACGTATACAGAGGGTGGGCGTAATCGCCATCCACCCATATGCACTGCGGGTTTCAGGGTTGTTGTTCATATGCGGAAGCTTGGACCAGCGCGGAAGGTCGCCTCTGGCTCCCATCCGCTCTCCCGTTGGTCGTGGTCAATGCATCCGCTAACGATATGGGAAACATGTTTGAAGGGAGGATTGGCATGGCTAGACGAATGCCAGTGGTTGGTGAGGTTGGAATGCGATATGGTAAGAGGAACTATTTGCGGACGCAAAAGCACCTGCTGATGGCCAAACGTGGAAAATGGCATTTGGTCATATGTCCGGATAAATGCATGGCCGGTTGGATTAATGTTAAATTGCATCTGGATCAAACGGCCAGCAAGAATGTTTTTGAGGTCGGGATATTTAATGGGAAGGCATCGCCAAAGGCTGACGTTAAGCTGCTGAATGAAAATCACCCATCGATCATGGCATGGGTGCTGAGCAAGGTTGCCGCATATGCTGATGGCAAGGTTACGCTGAAGGGTGAGGTCGGTACGCCTGTGGTCTACACAAAGGATCGACGCTGGAAGATTTTATCTAAGGGATGATACTATGGCCAAGGCCGGTACGCAAAAATATAAAGAGCAAAATGACTGGCGCACGATCCTGCCTAAAGAGCGCAGGCGTGATGCTTCCCCATGGCAGGGGACCTATGCCATGTACATCACCGGACAGGCATGGGTGGATGAGGTGACACTGTGCGTCGAGCGTATGGAAAAGAAATGGGGCGCAGGCCGGTTGCGGTTGTTGGTTGGCCCAGAATTGAGGGATAAGTTTGATCGCCAGAGGTACATGACCAATCAGGCGATCTATCATGGTGGTCTGGAGGACCTCAGGGAGCAGTGTAGGCGCATGATCAATGGCTGGGGTGCTTTGGATAGGGCAGCGGATCAAATGGGCTTAAAACGCTTCCCTGTGGACGCATGGGATGTGGTTGGGGCGTCAGGCACAGTGCATGTGATCGTCAGGACGTTGGATGATGCCGTTGACTATCGGATGGGGCGTCAGAATGTCTGCGTGTATACGTTGGATGAGATCGCTGTGTTGCTTGACGCGCAGGGGCTGCTGGGAGCCGCTAAGACTGCGTTTCCGGATGCGGAGATAGTCAAGGTGCGTAGAAGTGTCGGGGACGCCCTTAGTGATATTGATACCAGTAAGGACGCCCTAGATGATGAAATACCGTTTTAGGCACGGTCACCTGAAGCATAGGGTGGTGGCAACGGGATCTTTTTCTTTAGCCACTTTGGGGTAATGCGGCCTTCCTCAAGGGCCGTTAGTAAAAGGGAAACAGACTGGGGGATCGGTGTATCGCCATTAGCCCACTTGCGGCCATGGCGATGTGTCACGCCGGTTATCCATGACACATCCACCTGACGGAGCCCCATGCGTTCAAGCGTGGCGCGGTATTCGTCCTTATTCACCTAATCCCACCAGTCATGGGGACTTGGCATTGTTGCCAGTGCAAGGAGCCCAGAGGCGATCATTAGAACGACGAAAAACTGGTGCATGGATCAATCCATCTCGCTGCGGTTATAGACAGGGGCGTTTATCTCTTCCTCTGTCGGAAAGCACACAGTGACATTGGCACTGCCATCACGCACGGTAATGTACCGGTCCTGATGTATGTCGTGCCTTGTCGTGAGGCGGGTTGCCTTGCTCATGATGTTCAGGAACGCTTGCGTGTCCGACAGGTCGATCAGGTAGTCGATATATTCGATGCTGATTTTTGCAAATTGCTTGGTCATTTTATACTCCCTTCAGCATAGTTTTTAATTCAGCTTTAATCCGGCGCGCAGTCTCGCCCTTCCATGTTGTGGCATTGGCAAGGAAGTACAGAACAACGCTTTCCGCATCGTCAAAATAATATTTATCCTGCATGGTGTCTAAGTGACGCATTGCATCCAGATAAGGCTTGGCCCCGAAATAAGGCTTCGCCCAGTCGTTGTAGATCTCACGGTGGATGGCGTTTAGTGAACGTGTCATGATTAAGCCTTTCGTGCTGCAAGCTTGAGGGATGTGTAGCCAGATGTCTTTTTCTGGTTTGCCTGTGCGAATGATGCGAAAGCCTTTTCGCCAAGCATCTCGCGCAGCTTCTTTTCGACTGCCTTAGGATCGACCGAATAACGGTCATCGACCACGCAGACAGTCGCCGTGAACAGGTCGCCATCATGACCGCCTGCGCCAAGGTCTTTGATCTCTGCTGCAAGCTTGTCAGCGACAGAACTAAGGTCGGCAATCTGCGCCTTGATCTCGCCAAGCTGGTCGATGTTGCACAGGTTGTGTGCGCGTGAGAAAAGTGTAGCCATAATAAAATCTCCAATAATAAAATAAGATAAGGTTTACTGCGGTTGTTAATTCGTTGCCGCTTAATTGTCGTAGGGCATTATGCCCTATTGGTAAACAGCTATTTGATATTTAGGGCGGATTGTTTCGATAAGTGGGCGTTGATTAAGTGGTAAATGCGATTAGCGATTATCTCCCCCTGAGCGTTCGCACGATGGCGTGTAGGCTGAGGGCAAGAATGCTCACAAAGAAGATGGTGGATGCGATGTGCGCTGCGGTCATGCTGTGATGCCGGTGATGGCAGCGCGCTTGGTGCGGTATGTCTGCATGTACTGACGGGCGTTATTGTCGAACAGGTAAGTGTTCCACAGGCCATGCTGGTCGATCTCAACGTCATACTCAACGCCATTGAACCAAAGGGTGTAAAGCCCCTGTGCGATGCGCTTGGTCTTGATCATGCTGCGAACCTCCGGCGAAGATCGATCAGGTGCAGGGCGACATGCATGCGCGTCATGCCTGCGCTTGGGTTGGCCGCGCTGCGCGCTACCCATGATGCTGGCTGCGTGGACAGAGCAAAGAGGTATACCTGCTTGCGTGTCGTGTAACTGGGTTTCTTATGTGCCATGTGACTGGTTCCTTTGCTTGGTTGCTGCACTATCATTAGGGCAGCTCGCCCACATGGTCAAACACAACTAGCACCATTATGAATCTAATTTACAACCATTGCGGTACATTCTCTTATTTACATACTGGGCAGCTTGCCCTAATGATTAGGGGTCAACAAGGAGCAACTGACATGAACGTAGAACTTGAAGCAAAATGCACAATCACCCATGACTGGCATACGGTAGCCAAATTCTTTAATGGCACTGAGGCTGGCTATGCAGCCCGCGCACTGAGCAAGTCAATCAACGGCACATACCGCACCAGCGACTACCGCTGGCCGGAAGAGGGCGTCAGCGTTACCGTCTACACCAGCGGGGAGATCGCAGCATGAGCGCGCTGCATTACGTTGTCAGCCAGCAGGACGCTGGCTTTCAAGGCGAGTGGCGCGAACGCGCAGCCTTCCGCTGGTTCATAGACGCACGGACCTATGCGCTGCGCACCAGCAAGGCAGACCACCTTGACCGCTATGTGCGTGTGGAGCGTGAGGGCTCAGAGCCCAACTACTTCCGGCAAGGTCAGGCTGCTGACCATCTGTATGATGAGGTGGCAGCATGACACGCAAGCGTACCCCACGCGAACTACGCGCCATGGCCTACGCACTGGCCGACGAAGTGGAGACACGCGCTGACCGCATACAGCGTGAGCGCCCGCGCCTCACCTATGCGCAGTGCCAGTCGTTCGCGCTGCTGGAGATGCTGGCAGACTGAGCCCACATGCGTTCATGCTTTGTTCCACTTGTATGGAACATCCGCGCCCGCGCTAAAGAACATATGCGTTCCTGCTTTGTTCCACAAATGGAACACCTATCCAAAGGCAGTTCGCTTTTTGTGAGGTTGGCAATGTGTGCCAAATAAAGGTGGGGGGTACCCCTCTTTTTTGTATACTTTTGGTACCATGGGGGGTTACTTGCAACGCAATCGGCACACCACCCAAAACAAACTTGCACACATTCGCACGTCCCTGTATATATACGGGACACGTTTGGTTGCTCCTTGCGTTTGTTGACGGCAGCCGGTTAATTGTTTTGCCTCCCCTCAGCAATTAACTGGCTGTTTTCCCTGCACAAAAGCAAACCTGCCCCAGTAAGGGGGTACCCCTTCGCAAAATAAAAGGGGTGGGGGTATTTTACAAAATAGCGATACTTGCTCAAATGCCCGATCCGTATTAGATAGGTGGCATATTCAATTCAGTGAGCATATCGATGGCGTCTAAATCCAAAAGCCTTATTATTCAGGACGGTGAACCCACCGACGTTGACGGCATTGATCGGCGCTATACGGTGTCGCCTATCCGCGCATTGCTTCCGGACGGCGGCGCACGGCGCAAGAGCCCACGGGAGCATATCCCAACAGACAAAAGCCGCCGGGGCGTGTTGCATGCAGTTGGCCTTGGCATGAACCATGAAAACATTGGCAAGATAATGGGGATCAGCGTTACGGCCCTGACCAATCATTACCGGGATGAACTGGACACTGGCCTTAGCTTATTGATGGATGACGTTAAGACCAACCTGTACAACATCGCCCGCGATGAGAACCACAAGGGCACAGTACAGGCCGGGATATATTTGTTGAGCCGGTTAGGTGGAGATACATTTAAGGACGTTAAGCGCCTTGAGATGACTGGGGCTGATGGCAAGGTGCTAGAGATCAGCCAGAAGACGCAGACTGTTGATCCGCGCTTGTTGGATGCAGATCAGCGTGAGGCGTTGCGGGATATATTAAATTCGGCCCTAAGGTTAGCAGCGCCTAATGCGCAGGCCCAGCCTGATATTATTGACGGTGAATATGAGGAAGTGAATGATGCCTGATCCAGTAGAGTGGGTTACAATGACGTTTGACCCAAAGATGAAGGTGGACCCGCATTTCCTTATCCGCGTGATGAAAGGGCAGGTTAGTACATTGACGGCTGATCAGTGGGAAGATGCCAAGGAATGCTGCGCGGATATGCTTGAGCAGTTTGTGGCTATGCGCGAAGAGCGGGACTAATGACCTTCGACATTTCGCAGATAAACATCCAGCGCCAGTTAATGGAACTGGACCGGGCTGACTGCGAAGAGAGCCTGTATTACTTCCTGACCAATGCGTGGAAGTACATTGACGCCAGCACATGGAAAGATGGATGGCCGATTGAAGCTGTGGCCGAGCATTTGCAGGCGGTGGTCGATGGCGACATCAAGCGGCTGATCATTAACATCCCGCCGCGTATGGGCAAGTCTACCATTACGTCAGTGGCGTTTCCTGCGTGGACATGGGCGCAGCCTGAGGCTTCCGCTACGTCAGGGCCCGGTGTGCAGTTCCTGATGGCGTCCTATGCCAACCAGTTGGTGCTGCGTGATAGTGTTAAGTGTAGGCGGTTGATTGAATCGCCATGGTATCAGAGCATGTGGGGTGAGCGCTTTAAGCTGAACTCCGACCAGAACACCAAGTCCCGCTTTTCGAATGACCATGGCGGTGAGCGCTTGATTACGTCGGTTGGTGCGGCGGTGACGGGTGAAGGTGGGTCGATCATTGTGGTCGATGACCCTAACTCTGCGTCTGAGGCGTTTTCGGATGCGAACATTGAAAGCACGATTGAGTGGTGGGATGGTACGATGTCCACCCGTTTGAATGACTCCAAGACTGGTGCGTATGTTATTATTCAGCAGAGACTGGCCGAAAATGATCTGACCGGGCACGTCATTGAAAAAGATGTGGGCGAATGGACGCACCTTTGCCTGCCCATGAAGTACGAGCCTGACCGTTCGTTTGTAACCAACATTGGCTGGGAAGATCCGCGCACTGAAGAGGGCGAGTTGCTTTGGCCTGACCGCTTTGGGACCAAGGAGGTGCTGGGGCTGGAGCGTTCACTGGGGCCATTCATGTCCGCAGGTCAGTTGCAGCAACGCCCAGAGCCAGCCGGTGGTGGTGTCATTAAGCGCGAGTGGTGGAAGCTGTGGGAAGAGCAAAGCTACCCGCCCATGGATTATATCATTGCGTCATTGGATACGGCGTACACCACCAAAACCACCAACGATTATTCCGCAATTTCAATCTGGGGCGTGTTCACGACTGACTCCACAGCCGTTGCTAACCGCATTTTGGACAAAGATGGCCGCCCAATGTACTTTGACCGGGGCTATGCAGAGACTGCGCCGCGCTTGATGCTGATGCATTCATGGCAGGAGCGCCTTGAATTCCATGATTTGGTGGAGAAAGTGGCCAAGACCTGTAAGTCATTGAAAGTAGACAAGCTTTTAGTGGAGAATAAGGCTGCTGGTATATCTGTATCGCAGGAATTGCGCAGACTTTATGGGTCTGAGGGCTTTGCCGTACAGCTTTGCGACCCTAAAAGTCAGGATAAGCTATCGCGGTTATATTCTGTTCAGCATTTATTTGCTGACGGCATGGTGTATGCGCCTGATAAGATATGGGCAGAGCAGTTAATTACACAAGTTGGCCAGTTCCCTAAGGGAAAGCATGACGATTTGGTTGATACTGTGTCTATGAGCATACGGCATCTGCGTGATATTGGGCTTTTGACCCGGTCACAAGAGCGTATTGAAGAGATTGAAAACATGAAGGTGTATCCGGGCAAGCAAAGTGTGCCTTTGTACCCAGCGTAATGGAGAATTTATGAGGTATACTGGTCGCGTTAACGCATCTTGCACGGTCGAAGAC